AGTGGGTAGTAGGAACTAGGTATCACCCTGCTGATCTATACAACGATCTACTACAGATGACAGAGGATCAGTACAATCTAAGAGGTGATAAGATAGGTGAGGACAGTATCTATGAGGTATTTGAGAAACCTGTAGAAGAAAGAGGAGATGGAACAGGAGAGTTTCTTTGGCCTAGAACCCAACGCAAAGACGGTAAGTGGTTTGGGTTTGACATGAAGATACTAGCAAAGAAACGTGGTCAGTACTTAGACAAAGGACAGTTTAGAGCACAGTACTACAATGACCCTACAGATCCTGACAACGTACCTGTCTCGCCAGATAAGTTTCAGTACTACGAAAGAAAACACATTAGAGAAGAAAATGGATTTATCTTCTACAAACAAAATAGACTGAACGTATTTGCTGCTGTTGATTTTGCTTTTAGTTTAAACAAACGTGCTGACTATACAGCCATAGTGGTGGTAGGAATTGACTCAGAAAACAACATCTACGTCTTGGACATCGACAGATTCAGGACTGACAGAATATCTGATTACTTCGAAAACATACTCCACATGTCAAACAAGTGGTCATTCAGAAAACTTAGAGCAGAAACAACAGTTGCACAAATGGCAATCGTCAAGCAACTCAAAGAACTTATCAAGCAACACGGACTAGCTATAAGCATTGATGAGTACAGACCTAACAAAAGTCAAGGTAATAAACAAGAACGCATAGCTTCAATACTTGAGCCACGTTATGATAACATGAGTATATGGCACTATAGAGGCGGCAACACTCAACTACTAGAGGAAGAGTTGTCATCTAGAAACCCTGCTCACGATGATATTATAGATGCTTTAGCCTCAGTTATTGACATGGCTGTCAAGCCAGCTAGAACAATACGTAGGAGTAAAGATAACGTGGTACAGTTTAATTCTAGATTCGGTGGGGTATCCTTCTAATGGCTGGAACAACTATTGACCTGCAGACTATGATTGATCCACACAGTCTTGCAGTAGATATTGCAGATCGCTGGACAAAGTGGAACAACGCAAGGCGTCCAAAGATTGAAGAGTGGAAAGAGTTACGTAACTATATTTACGCTACGGACACAAGAACTACATCCAACAGTAAACTACCTTGGACTAACAGTACGACTACACCAAAGCTAACACAAATAGCTGACAACCTACACGCTAACTATTTCTCAGCTTTATTTCCACAGAAGCGTTTCTTTAGGTTTGAAGCTCACGATGAAGACTCAAATGTAAAGTCTAAGCGTGACGTTATCCAATCTTACATGGAAAACAAAATACGTCAATCTAGTTTTGAAAACACTGTAAGTAAACTTATTAACGACTACATTCAGTACGGCAACTGTTTTGCTACAGTAGAGTTTGCTAGAGACTATACGGAGTATGAAGATGGAGAGCTTTCTGTCAACTATGTTGGACCTAAGCTTGTCAGGATTTCTCCATTTGACATCTGCTTCAACCCAGTTGCTTCAAGTTTCGGAGATAGCCCTAAAATTGTCCGTTCAGTTTTAACTACAGGTGAGCTATCTAGACAAATAGAAGAGACTGTTGACAATGCATACCTGAAACAAATCTTTGACAGGATGCTGACAAACAGAGCTTCAGTAAACGGCTACGGTGGTAGCGATGTAGACGTAGACAAAGCTCACGCATTTACTGCTGATGGTTTTACTAATCTAAATGAGTACTACGAGTCAGACTACGTAGAGCTTATGACATTCTACGGTGACATCTACGATAACGATACTAACACCTTCCATAAGAATAGAGTTATTACTATCGTAGACAGAGCCTACGTAATACTAAACGAACAAAATCCAAACTGGTTAGGCAAGTCTTCTATCTTTCATGCAGGTTGGAGAGACCGTCCAGACAATCTTTATTCTATGGGACCACTTGACAATCTTGTAGGAATGCAGTATCGTATAGATCACCTAGAGAACCTCAAGGCTGATGTCTTTGATCAGATAGCCTACCCTATCATTAAGATCAGAGGTGACGTAGAGGACTTTGACTTTGAGCCAGCAGCACGTATATACATGGGTGAAGAGGGTGACGTAGGTTACCTAGCTCCTGACCCAACAGCACTAAACGCTGACTTCCAAATACAGAACCTAGAAGCTAAGATGGAAATGATGGCTGGTGCTCCAAGAGAAGCTATGGGTATCCGTAGTGCAGGAGAGAAAACAGCCTTTGAGGTTCAGCAGTTGATGACTGCAGCAGGACGTATTTTTCAACACAAGACTGCACACTTTGAAAGAGTATTCTTAGAGCCTATACTAAACGCAATGCTTGAGGCGGCTAGACGTAATATGGATATTGCGGATACAGTTAGAGTTCTTAATGATGATACAGGTTTATTCTTCTTTGAACAAATTACAAAAGAAGACATAATGGCTAACGGTAAGATTGTACCTATGGGTGCTAGACACTTTGCTGAAAGAGCACAGAGAGTACAAAGCTTGACACAACTTTATCAGATTAAACTCTCTGATCCAACGGTGGCTGTACACTTGTCAGGTAAAGAGTTTGCAAGAATCTTAGCTGATGAGCTAGGAGAGCCAGCACTATTTAGTGAGAACATAACTGTAACTGAACAACTTGAGACACAACGTATTAGTACTGAGGCTGAAGTACAATACAATGAGGAACAAGAGATAGCCATAGAAAAGGGTCTATAATATGTATGGTATGAAAAAGAAACCTATGAAAAAGAAACCAATGGAAAAGAAAAAGAAGCCAGTAAAAAAGAAGCCTATGAAAAAATAAATGAAGGCTGCTTGGTTTAAAAAATGTAAGACGCAAGAAGACAAGGACAAGATCAAACAAAAGATTATGTCCAACTCAGAAAGTCTTCTGCTTCTCGAAGAGATTCTTGAGTCTATGCTTGAGGATAGACCAACTGTGGCTGACTATGACAGCCCTGCTTGGTCACACAAAATGGCTGATCGTATCGGCTACAACAGAGCACTAACCCAAGTGCTTGATCTTATTAACCTAGATAAGGAATAACATTATGGTATTTACTACTGATAATACTGCAACCACACAGGAAGATCAGAACAACGAGAATCAAGGACAGGAAACCCCTCAACAGGAATCTTTTCTTGATAAACTTGTACAGGCAAAGGGTGAGAACTGGAAAAATCCTGAAGTGTTAGCCAAAGGTAAATTAGAAGCTGATGGCTACATTAAAAATCTTGAAGACCAACTCAGTCAAATGAGGGAAGACTTGAAGAAACAGGAATACAAAAACGAAGTTCTTGACCAACTTCAGACCAAGGCCGCTGAAACTACTGCAGCGACTAATGAAGTGCCTAATAATAACAGTAGCACTAAAGAACAGAACACCACTGCAACCTTTAGTGAGGAAGACCTGAAGAGCCTTGTAGAAAAGACACTAGGTCAGCGAGAGTTGGAAGCTAAAGTTCAAGGCAACCTACAACTCGTTGATAAAGAACTAGAGGGAAGCTTTGGCACTGAAGCCAAGGTTCAAATCGAAAAGAAAGCTGAAGAGCTTGGTATGTCAATAGATCGTTTACGGGACATTGCTGCTGAGTCACCCAACGCATTCTTCGCTCTTATAGGTGAGAACAAACGTCCAGCTAATCCTATGGTTAGTGGGTCAGTTCGAACCGAAGGTGTCAACATGCAGTCCTCTACGGAGCGAGATTTTAATTACTATCAGAAACTACGTAGAGAAAATCGTAACTTGTACTATTCTGCTAAGACGCAACAACAAATGTTCGAGGACAAAAACCGTCTTGGCGAAAAGTTTGGTGCATAATAAAGGAACTTAGACATGGCAATGACCACATCTAATACCTCGTTCCTGCAACGTGCTCAGGTCTATTCATCAGAATTAAAAGAAATTCTGCGTGACGAGATGATGGCACAACGATATGTGCGTATGCTTGATGGTTTTCCTGACGGAAACACTTTCAACATTCCATCTATCGGTCAGGCACAGGTAGATAACTACTCAGAAGATAGTGCGGTCACCTATCGTCCACTCGACACAGGTAACTTCACATTTACAGTCGATAAGTATCTATCATCAGCTACTTATATGACAAAGAAAGCAGAGCAAGACACATTCTATTCTTCAGAATTAATGTCACGCTTTGTACCTGAACAAGAACGTGCAATCATGGAGCACTTCGAGACAACCACTCTCGCTGCCCCTGAAGCTGGCGTATCAGCAAACTCATCAGAATCAATCAACAGCATCTCAATGCGTGTTGGTTCTACTGGTACAGGTGAAGTTATCACCTTAAAAGAATTTGCTTATGCACGTTACGCTCTGAAAAAACAGAACGTTCCAGACAGCAACTTGGTAGCCATCGTTGATCCGTCTGTTGAGTACACACTTAACACATTGAGCAACGTAATAAACGTGTCAAACAACCCACGTTTTGAAGGACTAGTTCGTGATGGTATAGCAACTGGTATGCGTTTCGTAGCAAACGTATATGGGTTTGACGTATACTGCTCAAACTTCCTACCAACAGCAACCGACAACGCACT